TCGAGACGGCAGAGATTGTCAGATGACAGTCTTATCCGCTCGTGAATGTACGAAAGCGGAGAAGGATTTTTATCCATTTCCTCACTATCGTACTCCACCTGGAGCCATCGCTTGGTTCGGGCGAAGAGCTGCCCGAGGTCTTTCCCCGTCATTACGGAGTAGCCCACGGGCGGAAGGGGTTTCGTCCTCTTTTGGAGGGGGTTGACGGCCCATAATTGAGATCCGGCTTTGCCGGACTCATATTTACGGTGCACACGTACGTCCGGGTGCTTACCCGAGGCGTCCGCAAATTCGGCCCGGCGGGTTGCCGCCGGTTTCGAATCTGTCATCCCCACCCCTACGGAAGGACGATGCATGGGGTGTACCAGGTCGGGGGGCCACGGCAAAATGCCGAGGTTGTCCTCGATCTGTGCCCTTGTCCACCGGGCAGCCCGAGAGGGTAAGCCGCTTGAATAGCGGGTTACTTTCTCGCGGAAGGCAAAGTATTCTACTCCCCCCATTTGGGGAGGGTAGGAAACTGGCATTCCAAGGCTGTACAGCCCTTTCACCAATGGGTGAAAGGTAGACAAGGCCAGGAGGTGCTTCGCGCGCCTCTTAGACACGCCATGCTTCGCCGCCACTTCCTGATAGGACCGGCCTACGTTACTCCAATTGGAGTTCCGTACGCCATGGACGTCAAGAAGGGTTCCGAGCGGCGAGATTCCACACGGACGGCCGTCTTTTAAGACGACCTCGGTGTAGATACCGTACCTTGGATCTACGAAGTCCTTGGTTCGAGACACCCGGCCTCCCACACGCTCAATCTGAGCAGTGTGACGATCCGAGTGTTCCGAGTCCATATAGGCTATAAGGTCGTCACCAGTGGTGTCGACCCAGAGCCAGGTCTTCGGTACATCCCGTGTCAATTCCACGTTGGGTTCGACCCCCCCAGTGGCCACATACCAGCTATTCGCTTGTATGAGGTTGGCCATGGGGCGCGGATTGGCCGGGTACGGGGTCACGAATCTCTTTATAGAGACGATAGGACCTATATAGGTCCTTTCGAAAGAGAAAAGTGACACGAGAGGGAGAAGAGGCCAGGAGGTCGCGGTGCCCATAAATTGGCACCGCCTGGTGATCTTTCCCTGGGGATACCTAAAGATATCCCAATCTTCCCCGACTGGCCCCTCGAAGAACTTTCGGATTTTCCGTACGTCATTCGAGGTGATGACCTCATGGGGCCCCGTTATCATATCGATGGCGGGACCCCACCAGTCGGGAAGAGATAAATACTTGGAGAGCTCCCTATACATATAGGGAGTCGACTCCAAGTCGTGGTCGTCCGTGGCCGTAGTCAAATCCTGGGATCGCCATACAAACCCCATTCTGGGGTTTATATTAAAGGATGGGAACTCCCCTTTCAGGGAATTCCCAATCCTTGGGTCTGATTCCAACCAGAATTGAATACAATTACGGTAGACCGAGGCCAGGATCGCCTCCGCGACGCAAGTCATGGTGGGGATCCGTGTCTTATTGCCTTTCTCTCGTATCACTATCGGGCACACCCTAGGGTGGAGCCCGACAGACTGACACGATCGAATATCGCACACCTTACGGTGTTCGATGGCAGGAGAC